TGCAGCGATAGGGCCAATCATACCCGCGATAGTTCCCCGTATCTGGCTAAACGCTGATCCGTAATTACCCACATTTCGTTGCGAAAGACCTAGAGCCTGATCCACTGATCTAATTCTTGCGTCCAGATTGTTTACCTCTCTAGCAGCATCCCGGAACTGTCTGGAATTTATACCAAAAGTTACACCTATATCTTGCGCCCTCTTTCTGGCTTGTTCGAGATCAGCATTCAAAACCCTGTACGCTCTGGAATTTTCAGCTATCAGAGCGTTTTTCCTAGCTAATGCCGCCGCGTCCCTTGCATCCGCCGCTGCCTTTCTTTGAAGTTCTCTTTCGTATCTATCAAAATCTGCAGTCCTTGATTGCTGAAGTCTAATTTCGGCTAACCTCTCTCTTTCAGCATTCTTTTCGGATTTTTGAGCTCTTTTTTCAGACGCTTGGATTTCTCTTTGCGCGTTCTTCTCTGTTGCTTCAGCATTCCGTTTTCTAACCTGAGCTAGTTTTTCTTCTGCTACTTGTACCTTTACAGTCTCAGCGCGTAATTTTTCTTGTAATACCGCTATTTTAGCGGACTCGGTACCTAGTTCCTGATATGATTTGGCGTTTGCTAAAGCATTATTAGCGGCAACAATATCTTTAGCGAATCCTACGAACTCCCTCCTAGCAATGCCTAATTTTTCTAAAAGCGTATCTAATTGCTTAAATGCCTTTTGATCAATGATTTGATCTATGCTTTGTTGATTATTAGCCATTTTTTTTGTATTCTTCGTTAAATGCCTCTACATAATTAATAAAATCTAAAGTTGATGCCTTTTTTGTGTCGATAGAAAAACCTATAAATTTGCTGAGTTGTATAACCAGCTTGTTAAAGTCTTTTTCTGTTAAAGGATCTTCCTGTTTATTCGCTATCTCATATTCTCTCATCGCTTCGTCACGGGTAAATATCATACGTTTGGCCGAAGATAAAGTTAGTTGTATATCCTTAGCTATGGTTTCTTCGGTATATCTATACCTAAATCCCATGTTTTTTAATATTTGAACTAGATCAGCGTCGAATGTATCTGATAGAAAAACGCATATTGCGTCAACAAGATCTAGCTTTACATTTATTGTTGTAATCTCCTTCAGCAAGGAAAGTATTTGCTTGTTTTTTGTGTTGTTAGATAGCCTCGAATATTCTTCAAATATTGTTTCCCATAAAGCTTGAGTATCTACTTCTTTTTTAAGGACTGATTTAGGTTCGCTGTAAATCCATTCAGTTTCATTTGTGACAACTAACTTTATGAAGTTAAATAATGGCAACTCAGCGCATGAATTGTATGTTTTACGTGTCTTTATCATCTGAATTGAAGTCCTGTTTTTGTGGTGATGTATCTTTGAACTGCCGGAAGTATGTTGTCTAATGCAAATGTCCTTGTATTGTCTACGGACAGTCCAAATATATCTGCCCCGTAATCCTTCTTTAACTTGCTAGACTTTGAGTCTTTACTATCAATTCGGAATGTTTTTACTTTTACATCAAGAAAGAATCCATTATAGAAGTCTCTTTTATCGGCTAGATCCGGAGTACCTAGTCCTGGTTGAGGATTCTTGGCATTTTTCTTTTTGGCGTAGTATTTATTTTTATATTCTTTAAGCTTAATGCCCTGACTATTTGTACCGAACTGGAATAGCTGTAACTGGTTAAGTAGAATCGCATCTGCTGCATTACGCTTGATGATCGCGGGCAGTTCAGCGCGAAGATTTACAGTCTTGACCTTATTTAGCAATCCTTCTATAGTCATAGTCAAATGTAACAATTCAGATAGGTTAAAGCAAATCATATTTGGTTGTGTATATTTGACCATGGAAAATGTAAATGAGAATCAAATAGTGGATTTTCTTGTAAAAGAAGGCATAAATGTAGATACACATAAAATGCTTATTACTGTTGAGTTAATTGAACAAGATAAGGAAACACGAGATAATATTATTCACTTATCCAAACGTTTCAACTACGGAATAGTGGATAATAAAATAAGACTTGTCTCTTATGAACGCAATAATTTTAAATTTAACTTATGAAATGTCAAAATGAATATTGCGATAATGAGGATTGTATATTTCATGTCTGTCCGTATAGACAGGATGTTTTGGATGATTCTTCGACATTATGTAATTGCTGTGAGGAATGTAGACTAAAATGCTCGGATGATATATAAAAAATCCCCTAACAATTAAGCTAGGGGATTTTTTTATTTTTCATCCTTCTTAGACTGTGGTTTTTCCGGCGGCGAGATCTTATCCCACTCAGCTTTCAAGTCAACATCCGGGTAAATAGGCGTAAAGTGTTTTACAAATTCATCTTTACCCACTGATTTAGCCCATTCTTTATTGAAATCCGGTTTTACTGGCTGATGTCTCATATTATGCTACAGTTAAAGGTATACCCTCAAATCCAACTACCCCAGCAGCAGACAATACGCTTACAGGAGCCAGGGAAACTACGAACGGCCCGCCAGCTGCATAGTCAGGATCAGTCGCATCAAGCGTGATTGATAGAGCCTTAAGATTTGCATTCACGGCAACCGAAGTGATGGTAATATCCTTGCCCGCTTCAGTAACTTTAAAATTACCAACCGCAGCGAGTTCTGTTGAATACTCGTCATAAAGATCAGTTCCCGCGCATCCAGTTGTAGCTTTAACTGTGATTACATTTGTCGCTCTTGGAATTGCCAAAGAAAGTACAATATTTTGCAGTCCAGATAAAGCTAAAACTGAAGATACATCCATCTGAACGAATGCCAATCCTGAATTGATGTAAACCGGATCGTAAACGATTTGATAAGCAAATGTAGTACCTGCAGTTCCATCGCTGAAACGGAATGGACGGTTGTAGAAAAAGTCCAGGGGAATCCCTTTTAACGATGTGCCTACCTTCGTGCCAAACAGAATACCAGCAGCATCAAGCCCTAGGAACCTGTAATTGCCATTGTTGAATTTACTTAGTTGATTGCTAACACAGTTCCCTCCACGCGTATAACGATAAAGGAAATTGTACTTGCCATCACGTACAGGAACCTGAGCACCATAGCCCAAAGTTTCAAATACCGGATCTTCTGTGTTGTCAGTAACGCCAACAACTTGAGGCAATGGGTAAATACGTTGTGATGGGATATCGTTATTGATAGCATCTTCCAACGCCGCCATTACTGACTCTTTACTTGCTAATTGTGCCGCTGTTAACTCAAAACTATTAGGAACAAGAAATCCTCCTAAAACATTTTTAAGTGTCAATGAGCAATCTGCAATACCGGTATTTCCTCCGGCCTCAGCGCATACAATATTATTTAAAATACTCATATCTTTTTGTGTTTATACTGCTGGTTTAGGACAGTAGTTTGAATTAATTTTTAATTTAAGGTTTTCAATCTCTATGCAATCTACCCAATCATTGAATATGTTTCCTTCGTTACCCCACAAACCCGATTTACCCCAATAATACCTATTTGTATAGGTATGTGGAATACTTTCTGGATTAGATATGGTAAACAAATCCCCTCTGTAGGCTATTTGATTAAATAACTCCATATAAATAGGAGTCAAGACCGGGATAAAGTTGGTTTGATCACGTTGATCCGCTGTCTGGTTAGGATCATTACAAGTTCTTATAATAGCCATGTGAACAGTAGCCTCCCCATAGAACATAGGATCAACATTTCTGTCAATCGTAGTATCCAGGAAGAATGCAACCAATGGATATTTTTGATACTTTGTAGAATCACCTCGATCGTACTGAGCCAACTCATTTATAATCTCCAAAGGATGTCCAAACATATAATGTACTCCCGTTATCATAGGGTCAAAATCAATAAGCGCAGGTAGCATCTTTGCAGATACCGCTTGTACTATTGGTCTAAATTCCCTATGTAAAAATATTGGTTGCATTATATATTGTTCATGTTTATTGGATAATAAATATCTATTATACAGGCATTATACCTACTATAATTAGCAAAAAAAGGTCTTACATACTCCGGATAAATAACATTTGACAAATCAAAAAGCCTCGCCATACTTACCATATCATTCCATGACTTACATTGCTTTAATGCAGGAGATATAGGGTTTGAATTTTCATTTTTCGCTTTAACTTCTCCGGTTCCAGCTGTAAAACTTACATTATCCCGTGTATACCAATAATAAACATAACGGACTAACATTTGCTTCAAATCTGTTTGATCTCTCAACTCAACCCATCTTTCATTAATAGGATCAGATTCTAGACCTGCTAAAAATAAATTAGAAAGGGTAACACCTAACAATTTTTTAAGAAATTCAGGTTCATACTGATCAATAAAAATCTGAACAGATTGAAAAGTGCCAGGATTTGATACTTGACCTATACTTTGTTCTCCCTTAAAATCGTTAGGTGTTATGATTGACATAATATAAGGTTATTCCTCAGTTTTTTTAGACTTAGGTTTTTCTTTGCTTGCCTGACCTTTTTTAATCAGCTTTTCAGCAAGGACACGATGAACGATGTGTTCAACGCCCTCACCAAGTAATGAACCTTTAAGGCCATAAATGACTGTGTTTTCTTTAGGTCTAACTAACGTTCCTACCCCATCAATTACAGAATTTTGAGTAGTTAACGCTTTGACATCTTCCTGCCCTGCAGGTACGATTTCTTCTTGTGCTGTTTTTTGTGCCATTTTTTATGGTGCTAAAAGTGCTGCTTTTACCGTTGCAAAAGAAGCTGTTACAAATGAACCGATGTTGTTTGTTGCGATGTAATCTTTGAAAAAGTTTTCAACGATAATACGCATACGGTTGTTGTCAAAATCACTAGATACCGAAGTAACTACTGTGGCTCCTGATACTGTGGCTGTAGTAAAGTCAATACCATACCCTAAACGGATTGTTAGCGCTTCTTGTTCGATTTTAAACAAACCGCTTTCGCCTAATGTAAAGGTTCCGATAGTTTGATAAGTCGAAGTCAGTACACGGAATCCCATCATTGATACCAGACCGTCAGGATTATACATAGGAATCATCATGTAGTAACGACCTTGACTATCTTTTTCTAAAGATAACCGCCATTTGTCTTGCGGGTGAATGATCAACAAGTCAGGGAAAAAGTTAAGTGTTTCGATCTGAGCCGCAACAGCGCCGATTGCATCGTAATCATTTGGAGCTGTAAATGTATCATCTAATGAAGTTCCAACATATCCGGCTGCCTGAGCTTGCAAATCCGTTGTTAAGATTGCGGCGTAATCACGAAGGATTTTATCATTGATAAGGTTCTGAATGATTGTAAGTGCTTTTTTACGGAACTTAGCGAATTCTTCAGTGATAACATATTTAGCAGCGACCTTTTTAGCTTTAGCAAAATTACGAACCAATGCATAAGAAACTAAAGGCTTTACTGCGCCTTCAGCTACAATAGCAAATGCACCTTCGCTGTTACCTTCTTCCAGCCAGGTTGTATACTCTTCCAGCTCCGCAACGGTAGTAACATCAGCAATGTCAAAGATGTATTGTGTACCCCTACGTTTCTTTACAACACCATCGATAACATTAAAGCTTTCGATCATTGGCAAAGGATAGTTATTTTCATTAATCGTATTGTCAGTCTGCATATTAGCAGCAGCACGAAGGTTTAAAACAACTTCCTTATTGCCTCCTTGGCCTTTTTGACGCATGATCATTTCAACCTCAGAAGTTTTACCTTCAGCTGGGAAAAGTAGATCATTGATTGATCTTTGAATCAGTTCTTTTGCATCATCGTTGTCTGAAATTCCTAAACGGATGTTTTTTACTTTTTCAAGTTCTCCAGCAATGTTTTGAATGGTGTTGTTTAGCTTGTCGCCATCATAAGCTCTCAGCGCCTCTAGAGGCAACCCGGACAAAGCAGTGTTAACAAGCGCCTGAACACCTTCAGCGTTTTGGTAATTCCTGGTTTCAATTTCGGTCTTAACTTTTTCTCCAATTTTAGCTAGCAACGCTTCTTGTTCATTGCCGCCGCCACCGTTACCGCCGTCTGGTGATAATTGCGCCCTGAAGAAATGTGAAAGTGAAGCAGACCCAGGTCCCATACCTGTAATAAATACTTTTTTCATTTTCTTGTTTTTAAATGTGGTTAATTAAATAATCGTAATCAATCGCATTCTTAGTCGGCTTGGTTCTTTCTTCGAGTGTTTCCTCTTGGGTAAACGGCTCAAAATCAGCAAGTGATTTCAGTTGCGTAAAATATTGTCGAGCCTGTAATTGATCTTTACGAGGCAAGGTTTTTATAAATGTTTCAATCTCATCAAACAAACCGTCGGCTTCTTCCTTGGATCTGATGACATATGTTCCAACTTCAC